TTTGGTTGGGATATCGCCTTAATACTCTTGGCTATTGGTATAATTGTCATGCTTACGCTATTAGACCAGAAACTGCCAAGAGATTGATAGAAGGCTACAAGGAGGCTATTATCCCTGTAGATGAGTGGGTGCCTGCCAAGTTAAAAGTTCAATCGAACTTTTTCTTTACACCAGAGGTGGTGATGCAGATACCTAGAGAAGTTAGACCAAGTACGATTGAGGGGGAATCAATGATAAATGTAATTACGGTTGGAACTGACGAAAGCAAAATGTCAATTTTGCAGCAATCAGCTATTAGAAACCAAATAAAATTAGTAAATCTTGGAAAGAACGTTCCGTGGCGCGGCGGTGATATGGCTGCGGGGCAGGGCGGCGGTCAAAAGATAAATCTCATTAGAGAGCATATTGGAAACTTACCCGATGATGCGCCTGTTCTTTTTATAGACGGTTATGACGGGCTTTTCATAGATAATGCGGAAACTATAAAAGAAAGGTTTCTGGGTTTTGATTGCGATATATTGTTTGCCGCAGAAAAAAATTGCTGGCCTGACCCTGATATGTGGATACTTTTCCCAAAATCTGAAACTCCATATAGGTATCTCAACAGCGGTTTGTTTATGGGTAAGGCGGGTTCTTTGAAGTCATTCTTCAACATGAGGATAGATGACAAAGATGACGATCAGTTATGGATTCAGCAAAAATTTCTTGAACCTAACGGCCTAAACATCAAGCTAGATTATGAGGGGTATGTTTTCCAATGCGATGATGAAGTCAAAGTTGAGGGAAGCCAAATATCAAACGGCATGTGCTTTCCTTGTGTGTACCACGGTAATGGCGGGGATGAAGCAAAGCAAAGGTATGAAAGCCTTGCAAGAGATCTTGGCTACACTGTTCCTCAAGAAGTTGTAAAAGCCCCGCAGATAGCTTCTTTGAATTATGAGGAGGTTGCAAAAGACATCCTTGTAGTTCCCTTTCTTTCTGAAACTCAGTGCAGAAATATTATTGCGAAGTCGGAAGCGGTTGGTGGGTGGGGCGCAATGGACGGTGATAAGTTCCCTGCACAAGAAATAAGGGCCGACAAGCTAGGGATGTGGACAGATCTTGAAAAGGCTTGGAAAGATTATTTAGGCAAAGTAGCTGAAAGTAAATGGACGCCAATGGAGCATATCGGGCTTCGTGATGCATTTACTATGCGTTACGCTATGGATACACAAACCAGCCTTGGGTTCCACACAGATGCGTCTTTGGTTACTGGCAGTGTAAAGCTTAACGAGGATTACGAAGGTGCAGAGTTAGTTTTTCCGCATCAGAACTTTTCAAATATTGATGTCCCATTAGGTCACTGCATATTGTTTCCTAGCGCAGTTACGCACGGTCATAAGGTCAATCCTCTTATATCTGGTGTAAAATATTCTTTAACCATGTGGACAAGCCGCTTTGTCGGGGATCAAAACTTATGATAGTTCCCTACGATCACTTGCTTTCCTTGTTTGAAATCAACCAAGATGCAGAAGTTTTCTTTGAGGGCGATGTAATTTACATAGACAATTTCTATAAAAATTATGATGAAATTTACGAAGTCCTAACCAACATGCCTGTTCCAAGGTGGAAGTGGATGAAAGGCCCCTCAGAAAACTTTGTAAAATATTATGATTGTAGGCCAGTAATTAAGAATAATCACATTGGACCTACATGGATGGGCGGTATGAAATGGATAACTTCTTTGATAGAGCAATTTTATGGAAGTCAGCCAGACATAATTCTGAGCCATCCAGACTATGAGTTTAACTACTTCAAGCATATTGACAGTGTTCCTCATAGCAATGAAATCCAGTTTCACCCTCACCACGACACTCCGTTTGCCTCAATAATATACCTAGATAAAGTCTGTAGTGGCGGCACCGCTATCTATGACATTGAGGACAGTAAATCATTGGTAAACAAAGAGGGTGAAAATTTGCTTAAGGATGTAAGCCAATGGAAAAAGAAGATAATTGAAGCAAAACCTAACAGGCACATCATATTTAGAGGTACTAATCCTCACGGGGGATTCATTGAGGATCATAGCAAATACTTAAATGATTGGCGAATTAATCAGGTTATGTTTTATAAGCTAGAGGGTTTTGATCATTTAGGTGGCTTTGATGTTTCCTCTTTGAAAGATGAGATGTGATTATTTATAATAGTGACTCAATCTTAAAACGATGTTAGTGTTGCGGCATGTTAGGACAAGCCCCCATAGCAGGTGCCCCGTTAGCGGGTTCTGGTAGTGTAGCTAGAATTGTTAGCTTAGATCATGGCTCCTTTGCAGTCACAGGACAAGTTTCAGGAACTAACATAGCTATCAGTGAGGGCTTTGGAACGGGTAGTTTTGCTACAACGGGTCAGACAGTTACCCCAAATATAGCTATGAACGAGGACTTTGGAGCGGGTAGCTTTGCCGTTACGGGTCAGGCTGCGCCTATAAATGTTTCCGCTAGTCTTGCGGCAGGTTCTTTTGCTGTATCGGGCCAAGAAAACAGTCTGATTTCTGGAAAGGGTCTTGCAGGGGGCGCAGAAGCGGCGTCTTATACCGTTACAGGTCAAGATGTAACGGTAGAAATATCTGTAAGCGCAGTCCTCAATCAAGGCAGCTTTGCTTTAACAGGTCAGGATGCGTTTGGGCTTGTTGGAGAGATTTTTGAGGCGGGTGGTTTTAACTTAACGGGACAAACCGCTAACTTCCAAAAGGCTATGCGGTTGACCGCAGATCATGGCAGCTTTGCGGTCACAGGACAAACCTTAGACTTTGGTGTGCAGGTAAGTGCCATATTAAGCCAAGGATCATTTGCGGCAAACTTCCAAGATATAAGTTCTAAGGTTACTAGGGTTCTTGAATTTGGCTCTTATGCAACGACAGGGCAAAGTGTTGACATTGCAATAGCATTGAGTGAGCAGCCCGACAGGGGATCATTTGCAGTTACAGGACAAGATGTAGGTACGCCGATTGCAATGCGTGAAGAGTTGGCACACGGCAGCTTTGCGGCGACTGGTCAAAACCTTAACTTCCAAAAATCTATGAATGCGGAGGCGGGTAGTTTTGCGCTGACAGGATTTACAGCTAACCGCAAGATAACAGAGGTTATTGATCACGGTTCATTTGCGCTTACGGGTCAGGCGATAAACTTTAAGAAGACTGCTAATCTTGAGGCAGGCAGCTTTGCGGTCACAGGGCAAGATCTTACCACAAGGTTTGAAGGCAGTGTTACGTTGGATCAAGGGTCGGTTGCCCTTACAGGTCAAGCGGCAGTGTTTGACGTCCAAAGGCGAGTTGTCGCAGAACTAGGGAGCTTTACGCTTACAGGCCAAGATGCAAGCTTGGCAAAGGCCTTTAAACTAGATTTAGACTCAGGTTCGTTTACTTTAACGGGCTTTGATCTTAATGTTAGCTTTACGGAAAGACTGGACGTTGGACAGTTTGGACTTGCTGGACAGGACGTAACATTTATTCTGGGAGAACCCGTAGAGGGAGTTTCGATAACCGTATTCATTGGGGGCGCTGCTGTTTACGGTTTAATATTGCCTGATCAAGATCCAAATTGGGCAAGAGTAACACCAGCACAAGATCCGCAATGGACCCTTGTTGCTTAAAACTGGAATAAAAAGTATATTAAGTGCAATTGAACTTTTTACATAGGCGCTCAAATGGCTACATATACAGACGCAAACGGCGTTAAACTAATAACCACAGGCGATGAAGCTGGTACATGGGGTTCCAGTACAAACGTCAACCTGCAAATCCTTGATCGTGCAGCTAACGGCTTTGAGTCTATCGCTCTCAGTTCAACAACATATACCCTAACTCTGTCTGCCCAGCCTTCCTCTGCGGAAAATGGACATTACAAAGCTATAAAGTTTACGGGGTCGCCCGGCGGGACATGTACGATTACTTTGGCCCAAAACGATAAAGCCAGAGTATACATGATCCTAAACTCTACCAATGAGGAGTTGGTCATTACCCAAGGGTCTGGCGCAAACGTGACGATTGAGGCTGGTAAGGGTTCTATTGTCCTTGCGGATGGTGCGGGTAGTGGCGCGTCAGTTACAGATTTTACCGCTGCGGTGCAGAACGTAACAGACTTATCTAGCCCATTTAATGTTGGCGCTACTAGCGTCACTACATCTGGTGCAGAGTTAAACTTGCTGGACGGTTCAGCGGCGGGCACTATCGCTAACAGTAAGGCTGTGATCTACGGATCATCTGGCGAGGTAAACGCCACAACGCTACAGATAGCAGGCACTTCTATCACAGCTACGGCTGCGGAGTTGAATTACGTCGATGGGGTTACATCTTCAATACAGACGCAAATAGATAGCAAAATGCCCCTTGGAACTGTAGCTGTAACAGTAGCAGGCGGTAAATTCGTAATAGATGGTACTTCTCAACAGACTGTTGAAATTAAACCGTCTGTCACATACAGGTTTGATCAATCAGATAGCTCTAACGCCTCACACCCGTTACGCTTTAGTACAACTTCAGACGGAACTCATGGTGGGGGTGGTGCGTTTACAGACGGGGTTACAACGGCGGGTACGCCGGGAAGTGCTGGGGCTTATACGCAGGTAAAGCTGGAGCAAGATGCCCCTGCGATATTGTATTATTATTGCTCCAACCACTCTGGTATGGGCGGCAAGGCCGTGGTTCGCATGTCAGACCTTACTGCAAGCCGCGCTTTAATATCTGACTCTGGTGGGGATATTGCCGTATCAGGCGTAACAACAACTGAACTTGATATCCTAGATGGGCTTACTGCCACCACGGCAGAACTTAACATTATGGATGGGGTTACGGCGACTACAGCGGAACTTAATTATGTTGATGGCGTAACTTCTGCTATCCAGACACAAATTAACAGCAAGCAGGCAACTATTACTGGCGCGGCAACTACGATTGATGACACGAACCTTACAGCCAGCCGCGCGGTTATATCAAATGCTAGCGGCAAGGTTGCCGTTTCTGCCGTTACGGATACAGAGCTTGGATATTTAGATGGCGTAAGTTCCGCTATTCAGACACAACTTAATGGTAAACAGGCAACCATCACAGGCGCGGCTACTACGATTGATGACGCGAATCTTACTGCGAACAGAGCTGTTGTATCTAATTCAAGCGGCAAGGTTGCAGTATCTGCCGTTACGGATACAGAGCTTGGATATTTAGATGGCGTGACTTCTGCAATTCAAACGCAGATCAATAGCAAACAGGCAACTATTACGGGAGCCGCTACAACTATTGATGACGCTGATCTTACAGCCAGTAGGGCAGTTGTATCTAATGCAAGCGGGAAGGTCGCAGTATCTG